ACGCCGCGCCAACTTTTTCTAAACTGCGAATGCCTGCATCCATAGTAGTTAAGTTTAGGCTGTTTCGATTGTGATTCCAATCACCGCAAAAAAGCGCAGTTTCACAACCATGCTCTTTTGCAGTTTTAATGTACCAATCAATATAATCTTCGCAGTCTTGATTATGTATTTTGCTATTACTCTTTAGGCCAAAATGTATGTCAGTAAATACTGCCGCTTTTTTAAACAACTATAGACTCCGCTTTTCTTTTAAGTATAACAGGAAATTAATAAGATGTCAATCAACTTTTCTTACTAGTAAAGATAGTAGCACTTGCTTCTTCATTGCGTTTTATTGCTGCTTCCCATTCACCTGCATGTTGTCTAGTGTGACTTGGATTTAAGTTATTCATTTCTAAGATGTCATCTCGAATGTTTTGATTACGTTTTTCTAAGTTAATTACACGCACAAATGAGTTAGTAACTGCCGCTGTATAATAAGCAAATGGATTGTTTGACTTTGATTCGTCAAACTGTAGTCCGATCTGTGAAAGTTGTAGTATTGCTTGCCCTTTCATCTCGTCGTTATATGTGTAACCACGAACATTACCTCTTGTAGCATATCTGTCTACAAGTTTTAACCACATCATTGCAAGTTTATCAGTTGCTTTACCGTGTGTCTTTGAAAAGTTACCATTTTCCATGCCACCTTCCCAATGACTTTTACCGATACAAAATAAATTACCATCATCGTCAAACTTATAATGTTGGAATGGAGGAAAGTTAAGTTTTGTTTTTGTATCTGCAACTGTTTTTGGATTTTTCTTACGACCAGGTTCTTCTGGAATATGATCAAATGTCATAATACGAAAGATTATTTCTTCTTTTGTAATAGATCTGTAGTCAACTTCGCATTCGGCTTGTTTTACTTTTTCACCAGCCATTTTACGAGTTTCGTAGTCTTTAGTAGATAAGCGTTTTGCTTTATTGCGTTTTGCTTCTGCTATTGTACGAATGTTAATACGTTCGACATCGGGCAGTATTATATCAAACTCAGAATAGTTCGGTTCAATATAGCTATTAAATGTATTTTTAGATTTGTGTATTTCTAACAATAGATCTCTATTGTTAAGATAATTCTTTTTGCGCATAATTTCTCCTAGAAACTTTATTACTATTATAAACTATGTAGTTAAATTTGTCAACTAAATACTATAGGAGAATAATTAATGGCAGATATTTTAAACGAAATGCTTTCACCTTCATGGATGAAAGCGCTAGGCAATGGATTTGGATCAAATGCACCAAAACAGACAATTGCACAAGCATCTACAAATAGTGGAGAAGTTATAAATGACTGGAGGGTTAGACTTGCAGTACCTAGTCAATTTAGAAATAGTGAAATATTAAACCCATTAGGCAGTCATATGATCTTTCCTTTTACTCCTACAATTATTTTAGGGCATAGTGCAAATTATACACAAATAGCACCAACGCATTCTAACTATCCATTCCAGTCCTATAGAAATAGTGAAATTCAACAAATTACTATTACTGGTGAATTTATAAGTGAAAATGCAGAAGATGCAAAATATTGGTTAGCAGCAGTACACTTTTTAAGAACAATGACAAAAATGTTTTACGGCGATACAGGCGCTCCGCCTCCGATATCTAGATTAAGTGGTTATGGCAGACATGTATTTGATAGAGTACCAGTTGTAATAACAAACTTTACTACTGATCTGTTAGGTGATAATGATTACATAAAATGTGTAGTTGATGGCAAGGACAATTATGTTCCTGTATCATCGACTATTACAGTTACAGCATCACCAACATATGCAAGAGCGTTAGTATCTCAATTTACACTTAAAGATTTTGCTGAAGGTAAACTTAGTGATAAAGGATTTATCTAATGAATTTATACGAAAATACACCAATTAATAATCAAGGATATTTAGACTTATTTGTTCCTAGGCCAATTCCAAAAGCACCTGACGATATATTGTTTGAAATTCCAGCAGCGTACACATATAGACCTGACTTACTTGCAATGGCATTATATGGATCAAAAGATTTATGGTGGGTATTTGCTCAGAGAAATAATGATATATTAAAAGATCCTATTTTTGACTTTATTGCGGGTACAAAAATTTATCTACCGCAAGAGCAATACTTAACAAAGAGTATAGGATAATACATGGCACCGAAGTCTTATTATCAACCGGTAACACAAACGCCAAGAAGTTCGTCAGCAAATGTTGATAGTAATGTTGCACCAAAAAATATAACTTCGTCACCGTTAAGTATGCCTAGTTTACAGCCTGGTAAATTAACAGATTCGATTACTACTTTTGCAGATGCAACGACTGTAGCATTAGATCCTCAAAGAAATAAAATTGCTGCAAATATTTCTAATTCACTTAATACAATTAATCCTGCACTACGTGGTACAGTTGCAAGTCTTAATTCTTTAAGTCAAGCAACCGGTGGAGGACTTGGAAGTATAGCAGGAAAAATACCTGCTCTTGATAGTATATTATCTACGTCATTATCTGGACTTAGTGTTTTAGAAACAGCTGGTAAAATAAGTTCTATAACTGGGTTATCTGGAAATTTTGCAGGAAATATCGGAGCAATAAAAAATCCACTTTCTGATACTGCTAGAATACTAGGAGTAAACTTAAATAATAATCTGTCAAATCAAGTTAATAATGTAACAGGTAATCTTCTAGGAGGTTCTAGTTCCATTGTAGGTAATTTAAATCGTATTAATTCAAGCCTTAGCAATTTAAAACCAGGAGGCGGTATATCTAATCTTTCTAATGTTAATAATGCACTAATATCGGCTAATAATATTGCTGGTGTATTTGGCTCAAAAAATGCAAAACTAACAAATCTTACAAATACAATTGGCCAAATTTCAAATTTTGCAGGACAGTTATCTAGTCTAACAGGAAATTTACAAAAGCCATTATCAGATCTTTTACAAATTGATAGAAGTAATAAATTTTTTACAGGACTTACTGATATTATAGAAGGTGCAGATTCATTTATAGAGTTATTTAATAATCCTATGTCTATGACTGACGATCTTGCAAATCTCGGAATACCTATGCAAGGTAATAAACTTAAAAATCCGTTAAGAGTGCATAGTATATATAATTATAGAATTACCTTAGGAGTTTTATCTCCTGAAGAATATAACAATGCATCAAAATATAAAACTGATGGATTTGAAAGTGTAATAATTAGATCAGGTGGCGGCACAGATAGACGAGTACTTACTACTGCTGAAGCTGAACAATTAAATGGCCATGCAGAGTATTTTATAGATGATTTAGAAATTGATAGTGTAATTGCTCCAAATTCAAAAACTGGAGTATCTTTAGGGACTACTATAAATTTTACAGTAACTGAACCTTATAGTATGGGTAAATTTTTAGAAGCATTAAAAATTACTGCCGAAGAAAAACAATATTCAAGTTTTAACAAAATACCTTTTTGTTTAAAAATATCATTTGAAGGATACGGACCATCGGGCGAAAAAATAAAAGCTCCTGGTGTAATTGACAAATATATTCCTATTATGATAATAAACACAGATTTTGACGTTACAGAATCAGGAAGCGTTTACGGTGTTAAAGCAGTAGCATACTCTGAAATAGCTTTTGAAGATGCTATTAATACTACAAAAACTGATGTAAATGCTTCAGGAAGAACTGCTGCAGAAGTATTAGAAACATCAAATAAAAGTATAACAAGAAATATTAACGAACATATAGAAAAACTAGAAGAATCTAAAAAAATAAAAGGATATGATAGATATTTAATTTTATTTCCTAAAGAAAAAGATAGTGTAATACAGGCGTATAATAATTATAACGGTATTAAAACAAACCATAACGCATTAATGATAGATGCAGGAAAGCAATATCAAACAGAAAGAGGCGGCCAAGATAACAATCCTAACGCACCGGAAAAAATTCCACTAGTAAAATCGGATGTTAAATTCTTTAATGCTCCTCCAATATATAGTTCTTTAAGAGCATGGGGTCTAAATGAAGACAATGTAAACGAACTAGGTAGATCAAAAGTTTTAGGAGATCCTACTAAATCTAATGATTCGTCGAATGCCTCGCCAGCGGCAGTGTCCATTGGACCAAACGATCCTGACGCAGCAAGAGAAAAGTTTATTATGTTCCAAAATGCCGCAGAATTACAAACTGCTACGACTTCTAATCTTTTTACGTATCCTCAGCAATCAAAAATTACACAAATAATTGAAGATGTAATGCTAGATACAGACTATTGCCAAAAAGCTCCACAAGAAACAAATGACGGTAAAAAGAAATGGTTTATAATTGAGCCTATGGTTTTTATTGAATATGACACAGATATCGAAAAGTCTATTGGTAGGCATAGAATGACGTATGTATACTGTGTACATCCGTATTTGCCAGACGAAGCAAAGACCTTAGCACCTGGCGAATCTCCGATGAATACAAAAAAATTAAGAGATTCTGCTGTAAAAGAATATGATTACATATATACAGGAAAAAATGAAGATATTATAGATTTTAATCTTAATTTTAATAATGCATTTGTTAATAATGTTCTTAGTGATGTAGGATCTGGTTATGATAATACAAATAAATTATCAATAGCACCTGGTATAGTTAGCAATCCTCAAATAGCGGAAAATATTTCAGGTATTGAAAATAGTGATGATTATGACTCAGGAGCTATATCGCTAATGGCAAGGAATACTCATCAGTTTTTAAATGGTAGTTATTCAAAAACTACTGCTAGACGTATTGCCGAAACGTTTCATAATAGAATTATTAACAGTGAAATAGAAATGATATCTGCTACAATGGAAATTTGGGGAGATCCGTTTTATCTACCTACAGATCAAGGAAATTATAAGTCAGGATTTTTATCACCAAATGTGTCTAAGGATGGCACTGTTGAATATTTAAATAACGAAGTAATATGTATTATCAATTTTAAAACACCGATTGATTATCCTAAAGAAATGGGAAATTTTGTAATGAATATGCCTGAGCTTGTAAAACCTTTTAGTGGACTATTTCAAGTACTCGGAGTGTCAAATAGTTTTAGCGGCGGCGAATTTAAACAAAATTTAAAATTAATTAGACGAGCTAATCAAACCACTGAAGGCGAAGGATCATCGGGTCATTATTATGGTAATCTTTACCAAGAAGATCGAACTAATGGTAATGACGCATCTGATAATATCGGTGCAAGGGCTACTAATAATTTAAATTTAGCCGCTGCAAGCACATCTGCAGAACTAGCTATAAATCAAAATGCATACATTAGTGCAAGCGGAGTTGATCAAGACGGATTTGGCTTTACTGAAATATCTCGTCCACCACCAGCAGGAACTGGGCAAGATAACAATCCAAATCAAAATTATCAGTATAGTGCTGCTTACTTAAAAAGAAAAGAAAGACAAGCGCAGAGACAAGCAAAAAAATCACTGAATAGTGCATTCGGTGGACGAAATCCATCTGAGGGATCAACTACAACTGTTGGAAATAAACATACGCCAACTAACAATGTCAGATCTGTGTCACCTATAAATGCAAGAGCAGCGGTTAACAATTTAGGAGATCAAGCATTTCTTGCTAACAAGACGCCAGAATACGGTGAAAAATTTCTTGATACTGTCGAAGAATTTAGACCTAATGTTAGAGACAAGTGGTCAATAGGCAAAAATGCAAGTGGTAAAACTATATGGATAAGGGCAGATGAGCCATGAGTAAAAAAACTGCAATAATATCTATTGGCAACAATGATGAAAATTTGCCTGCTGCGACTACAGGCGAAAATCTCACTGGAATTATCAAAGATTTAAAATTAAAAGGATACGAAACTATAGTTGTTGTTCCGCCTAATGATGATCCTGAAAATGGGCTACCGTCTTACAAGAGTGCAATCGAAAGTGCAGCTAGTGCAGAAGGAGCAACAGTTTTACCTCTTGTTTCTGCTACTGATTTTATGGAAGCAGGAGCCTCTCTTAAGCTTACAACAGAAAAGGCACTAGAAATAAAGAACCAGTATCCTGAAGCAACTATTATAGGTGATTTTAACGCAAGAAAAATAAACTTAAACAGTAGCACAAGTGTAATTTCTAGTCAATCTACTAGTGGAGAAACATATAATAATAGAGACAAAATTTCAGACATATCTGAAGGTGCAGACGAAGACGGCAAAGAGTACATTACTATTACTGAGCAAGATAAAAAGTTACTTGATCTAATTGCAAAATACGAATCAGGTGTTCTAGGTTATAATGCACATTGGATGGGGGAAACTGATAATCGACTATGCAGTATGACCTTAACTGATGTGGAAGAAAAACAAAATAAATTAGTCGATAGAGAAGGTCGACCAGGCAAATCGTCAGCAGTTGGCAGATATCAATTTATTCGAGTAACACTAGATTACTGTATTAAGAAAGCAGGATTAAACGATAAAAAGGATATTATTAGATTTACTCCCGAAGTGCAAGATGCTCTTATAATTATAAGACTAGAAGGATTTCGAAAACTAAAAAAATGGAAAGCCGGAAAATTGTCAGACGAAGATTTCCAACTACAACTAGCCATGGAGTTTGCAAGTGTACCAGTGCCGTTTGATGTATCAAAAGGATCAATAGGACAGTATAAAGGAGTTCCTATCCCAAAAACTAATCTTTCTCAAGGACAGGGGTTCTACGACGGTGACGGAATAAATGGTGTAGGACATAAAGGCTCCAATTTTACACAAGCTCTTACAGATATTAGAACCGGGGGCGCAGGAAAAATTACCAAGTCGGTTATAAACGCAGATGGAACAAGCGTTGCTGATCCCGTAACTGGCGCTAGTCTAAAAAGTACTACAGATTCTGCTACTGGTAATAGTAATCTTATGACAGGCGGACGTAGCACAAATGCTCACCCAAATAAACCGCTGGAGTTACAACCTATTAATAGTACTGTTTACGAATATAAACCACTGGAACCTCACTACAATCGCTACGATTTTAGATTAGGAAAAATGGTTAGAGATCTTAGAGTAAACAACGGAACAATTGATTCAAATCATATGTCAAAAACTGATTCGATAGGTAAAGCAGATAAAGTTGAAGACAACTTTACTAGTATATACAAAGGATATCCTAGCTTTGAAGAAAGAGGTCGAGGCATAATAGACTCCGCAACTCAACTCCCTGCAGTAACAACAGCAGAGCAAGCAATAAGCTCAGCAAATAGTATAAATTCAGAATTAGAAAAAATAGGAATTACGGATAGTAATGTAAAATCTAATATTATAGCAATGGCAGAACAGCAAAGTGCATTGAATCCTAACGCAACTAAAAGTGTTGCAGGTTTCTCAAATGAACAAATAAGATATGAATATGGCCCATTAGCAGAAAGTATTCCTGATTCAACTTTAGATGCTATAAAAGGAGATCCTAATTTATTCTATGATGAAATTTATGCAGATGCAGGCGGCTCTGCATTTAAACCCAGAGGATTTATTGGTTTAGCTGGAGAAGATAATTATACAAAAATGTCAGACAAAATTGGTGTAGATTTAGTATCAAACCCTGATCTTGTATATGATCCTACAATAGGCTCTAAAATTGCAGCTAGTTATTATGAAGAAGCATCTGGTGTATATGATCTTACTAGTATGAGAAACACTTATGTTGCAACAAAGGGAATTGATCCAAATAGTCCCAAGGAAATAGAGAATATTAATAATTTAAAAAAACGGTCTGATCAATTTAAAGACGAATTTTATTTACCTGACAGGCAGAATACTATTAAGACAAATTTGTCTAATCCAGTTTCTTATTATAGCGAAGCATTCGAGAGCAGACCAGCTGGTACTATAGGGTTGTCTGACAAACCTTTGCCTACAACAAAAACCGTTAGTAGCTCCCCTACTTCAAATACAATATGGAAAAGTAATACAGAATCTAAGAAACAGTCATCAGGTTATTTGCCTCCAGCAAACGACGACGAATTTCTTGAAGCTTTGGCATCTTACGAAACAATAGAAAGTGATGGACAAATTATTGATGCATCAACAGGATCAGTCATAGGCGAAGCACCTAAGGACAATGATATATCATACTCGTCTACAGGAGAAGTTATAGTTACTAAACCAGGATATGAATTTATGTATAACGGTTCGGGTGCAATGGAAAATTCTCTTGAAAAGGTAAAAAGAAACACATACAGTAACAAAGCCGAAGCTAAAAAGCGTCTAGCAGAACTTCAATTAGATCCATCAGATTATGAAGAATTACAATCTGATATTTCTACTGCCTCAGATGGCAGAGCACAAGTAAATGCTCCAGGCCGTACAATAACTGGATTTTATGTACCAGCGGATTTTCCTTATGTAGAAAATAATCTAAATGAAGGAGATTTGTTTACAGGTTATCTTGCTGAATATGATGAAGCAACTGATTCAGATGTATATATAGATTATGAAATACTGAGAGCAGACGGAACAACAGAATTAATTACATTTTAAATAATGACAAATATAGGTAGTAAGAATGTCACTGAGTTATCAAAGAACTAGACTTTTAAAAAATGCAAATTTACGAGGCCCTGGCCCGTTTGAAGCAATAATTATAAACCATCTGGATCCTCATTACCAAGGGTCGTTAGAGGTTGAAATTTTACGACACAACGCAGCTAGTAATACACCGCAACGTAGTGGACAACTAGTAAAGGTAAAATACCTATCTCCGTTTTATGGAGTAACCCCGGTAAATGATTTAAAGGCTAAAGACGGTTTTGAAAATTCTCAACAAAGTTATGGCATGTGGGCAGTTCCGCCAGATTATGGAACTAGAGTATTGGTTATATTCGCAGAAGGAAATTCTAGTAATGGTTATTGGATCGGATGTATACCTGATCACAACATGAATTTTGCAGTACCGGACGGACGTCCTAGCACAAAAAATACTACAGAAAAAACGCCAAAAGAATTAAAAGGTAAAAAACTACCTGTAGGCGAATATAACAAAGCGTTTGAAACAGGTGAAAAGACAAATCCGTCACAGTTTGCTAGACCATATAATAAAGATTTTACAAGTGTTTTACAGATTCAGGGATTACTTGAAGACGAAGCAAGAGGAACAACTACAACAAGCGCAGTGAGAGAAGTACCGAGTATGGTATTTGGACTTTCTACTCCAGGACCAATGGATAAGCGCCAGGGTAGTCCTAAAGCTCATTATGGCGAAACCGACGGCGGCGTTGAAGTACCGTTTAATAGACTCGGTGGTAGTAGTTTTGTAATGGATGACGGAGACGATAAGTTAATAAGAGCAACACATGCCGAGGATGGACCACCTATATATGTTAATAGACAGCGACTAGAAGAAGGTGGTGACGAAACTATTCCTCATAATGAATTACTGCGTTTTAGAACTAGAACTGGACATCAGATTTTATTACATAATTCAGAAGATTTAATCTATATTGCTAATTCAAGAGGTACAGCTTGGATCGAATTATCGTCTGATGGTAAAATAGACATACATGCTCAAGACAGTATTTCAGTAATGACAGATACCGACTTAAATTTTACTGCTGAACGTGATATTAATATGGAAGCAGGTAGAAATGTAAATGTTAAAGCGTCTGCACGTTGGAGCGATTATAAGGCAAGTGAAGCTGGTATTGAAAGTGGCCGAGTGCAAATTGAAAGTTTATTTGATACAAATATTCTTGCAGAGCGAGATTACAATATTGCTGTAAAAGGTAATAACAATACTTCTGCAGGCGGCGCTAATAATTTCTCACAAAATGAAATATTAAGTATTAAGGCAAAACACATTTATTTAGAGTCTGAAGGCGACATACATTTAAAGTCAGCGCATAGTTTTTATAGAACATCCGGGTCTAATATGTATGATTTTGTAGAAGGAATTTATCACTTAGACGGTGAATTTGCAAACTTTAATATTGGCGAGGATATAAACACCAAAGTCGGTAACACTATAAACACAACAGCTGGACAAAATATATTAAACAAAACTATAGTCGGCGATATACAAAATGTTGCACAAAAGGATATTGTTAATGAAACATTAACTGCTGACACTTCTAAGATTAGCAATCTGTCAGCAGGAACAATTCATCATAAAAGTACCGGCGAACTAGATATAGAATCTAGTCTAGTTAATATAAAAGCAACTGATAGTTATATTGATGGAAATTTACAAGTTAAATCAACAGCAGATATTTCAGCCCTAACAGCAGGCAGTGTTAACGGAACAAGTGCTGGCGGTGTATGGTCTGATACTGGAAGCGGTGATGATCAAAAATTAAATTCGCATAGTTTTAGTTTTTCAGGATCAGCACCAACATCAATACCTGCGGCATTAGCAAAAAATACGAAGTTACCACTACCTAATAAAACTGCATCAGGTGCGTTAGTAAGTGCAAGTCCTGGATTATCATCTGGAGGAGATAATGGTGGTAAGGCTAATGGAGATAGCGGAGGATATGGTAACGTTATGCCTTTAAGTACTCACACACTTCCATATGTATTTCCAGGTAATCCTACGCCGACTCCGTACCAAACTATTGTGCCAAGAGCACCGCAACATGAGCCTTGGCCACATCATGAGAATTTAAACCCTGTAGAATTTAAAAGAGACAAGACAGATAGAGAATCGATTGGTACACTTACAAGTACTGATGTGTTTATTGCTCCTGATGCGTTTGATAAAGGTAAATCAGCTGCTAGTTCTATTAGAGTATTAGGCACAGGCGGTAATATTACTAGTAGTACTATATCTAACAGTGGCGAAAACGACGAAGCTGATACTATGCCAATTAATCGAACACCTAGTTCACAAACTCCACCTGCAACTGACCCTGATTACCGTCCATACTCCGGAACTGGACAATCATACGGCAGAGTAAAATACGGTGAAGAAGGAGTAGACAGAGATCCGTTATACTATACTAATAAAGGTAATAAGGCTCGTAGGCTTAGATGCGAACAACGACTTGAAGATTTGTTAATTAAAGTTGCATTAGAATTAGATGTAAAAGTAGAAATCTTTAGCGGCGGACAAATGCCAAAAGACCAGTGTCTATCAGAAGGCGGCTGGGAAAAAACGATTGATGGTCAAAAAGGTTGGGTACATCCATCCGAACCTGAGATGTTAGTAGGCACAGGATCGCCTAGACATAATTTTGGATCTGCTGCTGATATTAGAATTTATGAAAACTCAGTAAGTCCAGAAAATCAAATATTATGGAATACTGCATTAGGTGCAGAATTTGGAAGACTGTTTATTAAATATGGCGGAAGTAGTGCAGTAGGCGGCTACAAAAAGAATGGCAGACCTTATATGACTTGGCCTAGTAATATACACGTAGATATTGTCGGAACTGACAGAGCCGGCACCCTTTCTTGGTTTAATCAAACAGCAACGTGGGCTTCTAAAATATCTAGTGGTAGAGCTCAACAAACTACCCGTATTCGGTCGGCATTTGCATAAGGTAAATACAGTATGAGTTCATTAGAAAAAAATCTATACAAAAGGGTTACTGTACAAGGTAAACCAACGCCATCATCAGTTGGAAGATCTTATAGAGGATTCTCTAGTATTAACGAAAATACTGAAGGATTTGCATTATATGATTTTGAGCTTATTAAGCAAGATATTATTAATCATTTTCATATACAACGTGGCGAAAAACTAAGTGATCCGTATTTTGGATGTGTGATTTGGGATCTGTTATGGGAACCATTTACAGATGATGTGCGAGATGCTATATTAGAAAATGTTACAAATATTGTAAACTATGATCCGAGAGTTCAAGTTGAGAATGTATTTGTTGATACTTATGAATCAGGCATTGAAGTAAGTTGTTTATTATCTTATCTGCCTTACAATATTTCAGAGCAATTATTGTTTCGTTTTGATCAACAAAGCACTAAAGATTAATAACAGATACTATTATTTCCTTGCATAAATATAAACATTATTGAAGGAAATTTTTATGTCATCAACTGATAGGCAATCGCGATTATTAGCAACAGAAGATTGGAAACGAGTTTATCAATCTTTCCGCAATGCAGACTTCCAAAGTTACGACTTTGACAACTTACGTAGAACAATGATTAATTACCTACGTCAAAATTACCCAGAAGACTTTAATGATTATATTGAAAGTTCAGAATATCTTGCGCTAATCGATTTAATTGCATTTTTAGGACAAAATTTATCCTTCAGAATTGACTTAAATGCTAGAGAAAACTTTTTAGAAACAGCAGAGCGCCGAGAAAGTGTGCTAAGATTAGCTCGATTAATTTCGTATAATCCTACAAGGAACAAAGCAGCTAATGGATTGTTAAAGTTTGATAGTGTATCAACTACTGAAGGTATTATTGATACTAATGGTAATAATTTAGCTAATAAAACTGTAGTATGGAATGACAGATCAAATCCTAACTATTTTGAACAATTTAATAAAATTTTAAATTCTGCACTACCGGGTGAAAACTCTATAGGAAATCCATCTAACATTGCAAATTTACAAAATATTACTACTGAGCAATATACATTTAATGCGTTAAATGCAGATGTTCCAATATATAATTTTGAAGCTGTAGTAGAAGGAATAGCTACTAAATTTGAAGTTACAAGTACAATTATAAGTGAAGATTCAATAATTGAAGAACCGCCATTACCTGGAGTTAGTCCATCTTTTGTGTACCGAAATGACGGGCAGGGCGCTGGAAGCTCAAATACAGGATTTTTTATGCACTTTAGACAGGGTACAATGGATAGTGCTGTGTTTGATATTACTAACCCAATCCCAAACCAAACTGTTGCTATTGATAATTCAAATATTAACAATTCTGATTTATGGCTATACGGTATTGACACTAACGGCTTTGAACTTGATTTATGGACTAAGCTTGATTCAGTTGAAGGTAACAATATAATTTATAACAGTTTATTTGCTAATAACAAAAATGTTTATGCAGTTACTACACGAGTAAGTGATAGAGTAAATCTTGTGTTTAGTGATGGTGTATTTGGAAATTTACCTGCAGGTAAATTTCGTTTATATTATAGAACTAGTGATAATAGGAATATGGTAATTAACCCTAAATCTATTAACAATGTAACAATCGAAATTCCATATGTAAGTAAAATTAATAGACAAGAAACATTAACAATTACATTAGGACTAAAAAACTCTGTAACAAATGCAAGACCGTCAGAAACAGATGCAGATATAAAACAAAATGCCCCGGCAACTTATTATACACAAAATAGACTAATAACTGCTGAAGACTATAATATTGGTCCTTTGGGAATTGATCAGGATATTATTAAAACACGAACTGTAAACAGAATATCAAGTGGAGTAAGTAGATATTTAGATTTACGAGATCCAAGCGGTAAGTATTCAGCAACAAACTTATACGGTAATGACGGAGTATTATATAAAGAAGAATTTACAGATAGTTTTAATTTCTCGTTTGTAACACAATCTGACATTGAAGGCATATTATATAGTGATATTGAACCTAGGATTAAATCTTCAAGTGTAAGAAATTTTTATATTGCAAACTTCTTTAAACAAAGTACAATCGATTTACAAGCATATTGGAAACAAGTTACATCAACTACAAATGCATCTACTGGTTATTTTGAAAAGACTCTTGATAGCGGCGAAATATTTTCTACACCTAGCGGAAACAACATTGACAATGATAACATTTACCCGGTAGGAACTTATACAGTAAATGCACTTACAAATTTACAAGCAGGAGCATTATGTAAATTTGAAGCACCTACAGGGTATCACTTTATGGGCGATACAATAATGGCAGGTGCAGCTGATCACCCAGGTTCTTCTACATATAAATGGGTTTCGGTACAATCAGTCGATGCAGACGGAACGCTAAACACAATAACAGGCCAAGGACCTATTACATTTAATGACGTAATTCCTAATGGTTCTTTACTAGTAGAAATACTGCCAAAATATGCGTTAGCATTACCTGCAGATTTAAAAACTCAAATAATAGATAGAGCATTTTCTTACAAAGATTTTGGCATACGATATGATCAAAATAGTGCTCAATGGAAACTTATAAAATCAGAAGATATTAATACAACTTCTAAATTTGGCTTGCAAAACGCTGGTAGTACTCTTTCAGCTAACTTAGATGCAAGTTGGATATTTTATTTTAAAACTAACGGACAAAGATACACAGTTAATTATAGAAACATAAGATACATTTTTGAAAGCAAAAATGAAATAAAATTCTTCTATGATGGTAATAACAAAGTATATGATCCTAAGACTAATCAAATACAACAAGACAAAATTACTGTTTTAAATATTAATACACAGCCTGATCAATCAAGCAACGTAGCATTTAACAATGATTTTGTTTGGCATATTTCTAATTCATATACTGACTCGTTTGGCTATGTTGATAATACTAAAATACAGTTAAAATTTGTTGATAGTGATTCAGATGGTATAGCTGATAATCTAGGAGTGTTTAATGATATTATCGGCAATGACAAATATATATTCCAAAAAATTACTAAAAAAGATAACATCATTTCACAACGATATTTTGATAATAGCAATGGTACTATTAATACTGAATTTGCTAATGATTCAGAATTAGGTTCTTATGTAAATTTTGATGACGGACAGATTTTTTACTTTTCTGATTTTGATTTATTTAAGGTATTAAATAAAACTCAAAATAATCTTAGTATTATAAATGACTATAAAGCATTTATAGGTAGAGATAATTTAAAATTTCATTATGTACATGTTTCTGATTCTAATTATAGAATTGATCCAGCAACTTCTAATATTTTAGATACATTTTTGCTTGTTAAATCATATGACCAAGCAATGCGAGCATACATTAACGGTGGTGTTAGTGTAAAGCCTTTACCACCTAGCACTGACGAGTTATTTAGAAACTACGGGTCTGAAATTTATCAAATAAAAAGCATAAGTGACGAAGTCGTGTTTCATCCAGTAAAGTATAAAATGCTATTTGGCGATAAAGCTAACGAAGATCTTCAAGTAACATTTAAAATTGTAAAAAATGATAGAATTGCCATTAACAACAATGAACTAAAGAGTAGAATTATTGATTTAATAAATCAATTTTTTCAAATTGAGAATTGGGATTTTGGAGACACATTTTACTTCCAAGAACTTAGTTCTTATATAATGAATGTGTTAAGTCCGACTTTGTTGAGTATAGTTGTTGTACCTAAAAGATCGACACAGACATTTGGTAGTTTATTTGAAATAAGTGCCGAATCAGACGAAATATTTATTAGTGCTGCTACGGTTGATAATATAGAAATTGTTGACAAACTAACAGCTGATAATTTACAAGCATCAGGTAATGTAGTAACAACTATTACTACATCAACATCTGAAGTACAAAGTAGAACTGTATCTACTACATCAAATACAGCAAACACAAGTGCAACAAGCACTGGTAATTCAAGTTCGAGTAGTAGTGTAAGTTCACCTAACTCTGGAAGTTCGGATAATTCAAATGGTGGAGGATATAGTTACTAATGGCTGATATACAAGGAGAATTTGGACTACCTACTCCAGATGACGATAAAAGACAAAGTGCTAGATTTTTACCTAGATTCTTTCGTTCAGAAGCAAACCAAAAGTTTTTACAAGCCACTGTAGATCAACTTATACAACCCGGAGTTGCAGAAAAAATTAGTGGATACTTTGGACGCAAAGTTGCTAAAAGCTTTTTAGCCACAGATAACTACATCGGCGATCCTGCTAGTAAAGATAGAGAAAACTATCAATTAGAACCAGCAACTGTTATTAAAGACAGTTTAGATAATGTAACTTTTTATAAAGATTATAATGACTATATAAACCAATTAAAATATTATAATGTAGATACTAGTAATCACAATAATATTAATGCACAAGTAAGTTATCCGTGGAACCCAAATATTGATTGGGATAAATTTGTTAATTTTAGAGAATATTATTGGTTACCTGATGGTCCAAATTCGGTTGCTGTACAAGGCCAGTCTAGAGAAGTTCAAAGTACATATACTATTACAGTTGATGATGCTGACGGAGATGCATCGTTTCAGTTTAATACTAAATTGGAAAGAAATCCTACACTAAAATTATATAGAGGTCAGAAATATACTTTTGAAATAGATACAGAAGGACATCCGTTAGCATTTGCTCTAACAAAAAGCTTTAAACCAGGTGAAGCAGTTGTCGTTGCTACAACAGAAGGTATCAAAGATGATGGTAAATTTGGCGCTGATTTATTCGGATCAACATATGATGTCGGCGATTGGTTAGTATTACCAAATGAAGGTAGTGTAACGTTTGAAGATGACGAAAGTGTTTCGACATTATATCCTGATGGTATTCGTAAACTAGGAGAAAATGGCGAAGAAATTGCAAACGTTTATCTTGAAAAAGGTAAGATAGAATTTACAATTCCGTTTAACTCGCCTGATAGACTTTACTATATATCAAAAAATGATATAAATGTAAGTGGTGTAATAAGAATTTACGATATTGAGGAAAACACATTCTTAGATGTTGAAGATGATATTGTTGGCACAAGAAAATACACTAGTGCTAATGGAATAGAATTTACAAACGGATTAAAAGTTAATTTTAGAGGACAAACTAGTCCTGAAAAATATGCTGAAGGTAATTATTATGTAGAAGGAGTAGGTTCTGCAATTAAGCTAGTACCACAAGAGTCTCTTAATGTAATTCAAACAAATTCTACAGATCGTCCTTTAGACTTTGATAAGAATGATTTTGATGAATTACCGTTTGACAATGCTGAAAACTATTCAACAACAAAAGATTATATTGTAATTGGCAGACAAAGTATTGACGGAAATAGTTGGTCAAGAGCAAACAGATGGTTTCATAAGACTGTTTTGCAAAAGACAAACGAATATAATCAGTCTAATGAAGCAATTGATGAGTCGGGTAAAGCAAAAAGACCTATTATTGAATTTGAGCCAGGACTAAGATTATTTAAATTTGGCACAGAAATTAAAAAAGATGTAGATCTAATCGATACATTTACTACTGATGTGTTCAGTGAGGTAGAAGGTAAATTAGGATATAATATTGATGGTGTAAATATTGTAGAGGGTATGAGAATTATCTTCACAAAAGACACAGACAAACTAGTAAAAGACAAAGTATTTGAAGTTAAAAAAGTTAAGATAGATAATGATGTTTTAATTACACTTATAGAATCGGAAGATGCTGCACCTTTATTAGATGAAAATGTACTGATAAAATCTGGAAGTAATAACAAGGGTATTGTTTACTATTACAACGGAACAGATTGGGTTAAAACACAACAAAAAACAACAACTAATCAACAACCTCTATTCTGTCTATATGATGCTGATGGAAAGTATTACGGTGACCTAGAATTATTTAATAGTAGTACATTCCAAGGAACAAAAATATTCTCATATAAAGAAGGTAGAGGCATAGCAGACTCAGAATTAGGATTTCCTCTTACATATCGTAACATAGAAAATAGCGGCGATATTGTATTTGATTTTAATCTACTAACAGATACCTTTAGTTATGAGGACGGTGAATCAGTTGTAACACTCAGTACAGACACATCTTTCCTTAAAAAATATTCTGCCTTAGACAAATTTGAATATGCAAATGGCTGGTCAAGCACGCCAATAGAAACACATCAGAAAGTAGTTAGACATTATATTGCTACACTTAATGCTGCAAATAATTTTGATATTGACGTTTATGATGCACCTGGTGATTTAAATGATTTAGTTGTAAGTGTATTTGTTAATAACAACATACAAAAAGAAATCACTGATTATACAATTTATAGACAGGATTCTAAAGCAACAGTAATATTTACTAACAACTTAAACGAAAATGATAGTGTTGTAATAAAGACTACTTCTACTGCTGATAAAAATGACAATGGATTTTATGAAATACCTTTAAATTTAGAAAAAAATCCGTTGAATGAAGAAATTACAAGTTTTACGTTTGGCGAAGTTGCTGATCAAGTTTCATCAATGGTAGAAGATTTGCAAGAATTTGATGGTGTGTTTCCGGGTAATAGTAATTTGCGAGATCTAGGTGATATTGATAAATTTGGAAAAAGATT